CAACAAGGCGGCCTGACCACATGATCCGCCAGCACTCAGTGCAACGTCCAGCGGCCATCCCACCTGATCTGTGGGCTGAGCGCGCTGCTTCTGTGGCGGTCCCGGCGCCAGCCCCGGTCATGGCTGGCACAACCCCAACCGATGGCTACGAACACAGCCAATGGTGGGTCGTAGACGAGGCGCAGTCGTGAACGTGGATTTCGTCGTCTCCGTGCGCAGTCGCTACCGCCCGAAGTGGCGCTGGTTGGCTATCCGGGCGCTCGTTGCCTTGCGTTTTCCAGTGTCGCGTCCTGTCTTCTGGCTGGCTCGTGGCGCACGGGCAGAGTTCAGCATCGGGGGCGGCCCTTGGGAACGACTCATTCCTGTGAGCGATCTGCTCACGACAGAGGCGCGATGATGGCTGGTCTCTGTACGGTGTGCGGCAAGCGCGCAAGTCGAGGGTCGCGGTGCATCGCTCACCCGAGGCGCTCAGAGGGTGCCAACAGCGTCATCCACTCTGACCCACGTTGGACGCGCCTGTCTCGACGCATGATCGCCCGCCACGTCGGGCAGTACGGATGGGTCTGCCCTGGCGATGGTCCCGATCACCCTGCCCACCCGAGTCGCGACCTGACAACTGATCACGTCGTGGCGCTCGATCAAGGCGGCGCACCCTTCGACCCTGCCAATACGAGGGTCATCTGCAAGTCGCGTAACAGCGCCAACGGTGCACGTTTGGTCAACGCCAAGAGAGCGGGACATCCGCTGTCAGTTGTGCCAGTCGTGCTTGATGAGAGGGCGCAGATCAGGGCACGGTACATGGGATGAGCGCGTACTGCATAGTCTATGCACCTACGCTGGAACCGTTGCATAGTCTGGCTGGAGTGGTAGAGTGAGCGCGTTAGGTGGAGCGTGCCATGCGGGCACGTTTACTCCCACTCCGTTAGGCGTAGAGGGGGTATGGGGTAAGAATGTAAGGCGGAATAGCCACTCAAAGACCGCGCCTTCCCTTTTCGAGTACGCATTGGAAACCCGACCCCCTTCTATCCACTCCGAAGCGGAATATGCACCAGCCGGAGGCCCGCTTTGGTAGCCGGACGCAAGCCCTTGACGGCTGAGACGCGGCGTAAGCGCGGCGAGTCGGGTCGCCCCATGCCTGTCGTCATCGGCGGCCGGGTTGCGCCCGATATGCCCCACGGGCTGAACGACCGCATGAAGGTCTGCTGGCGGGCCATCGTCTCCGACCTTATGAAAGCCGACGCGATCGACCATGCTGACGCCGGGATCATCGAAGCCGCCGCAGTCGCGTGGGCACGAGCCCGTGAGGCGCGAGCCGCGATGGTCGGCCAGCCAATCATCATCTCAACGCCCCAGGGCCAGGTCCCGAACCGCCTGCTCGACATGGAGCGCGCCAGTTGGAAAGAGTTCCGTGCGCTCGCCGAGTCGCTGCCGCTGTCGCCGTGGGGTCGCGCTCGCCTCGGCCTCAAGTCCGCCGCGCCAGACGGTCCAGAGCAGGAAGTCGGCATTCCTCGGCGTCTCCGGGCGGTCGGCAATGAGGACTGAGCCGTGGTCCCCGATGGCAGTACCGATGGCCCTCGGTTCGCTGCCTATTGCGAGCGGTACATCCGGCATACAAAGGGCCGGTGGAGCGGTAAGCCGTTCGTGCTCGAAGGCTGGGAGCGCGAGTTCTGGTGGGAGGCTCTCGAAGTCGACCCCGCCACAGACCAGCGCGTGTACAGCGAGATCGGGTTCGGGCTCCCCCGGAAGAACGGCAAGAGCCTCAATGCCAGCGCCGGGGGCGTCTACATGGTGGACTCCAAAGGCGAGGGCGAGAACGAGCCCGAGGTCTATGTCGGCGCCGCTGCCAAGAACCAGGCCGGCATCGTCATGGGCCAGTCGATCAGCGTTGTCCGGCGCTCTCCGCTCTTGCTCGATCGCCTCAAGCCGTATCGCTACCGGATTGAATGTCCGCGCAACGGCGGAGTCATGCGATCGCTCTCATCCGACGGCGCTCTACAGCACGGGCTCAATCCCTCGGCCAACATCATCGACGAGCTGCACGCCCACAAGAATTCGGACCTTTATACCGCCCTTACCACCGGGACCGGCGCCCGCGAGTCTCCATTCACGCTCTGGATCACGACCGCCGGAGTGGCCGGCGAGGGCATTCTCGCGGATCTATACGAGTCGATGTTCAGCGGGACAGGCGAACTCGAACAGGTCTCGGACTCGCTTCTCATCTACCGGGATCGCGTCAATGGCACGCTCATCTACTGGTATGGCGCCCCGAGGGATGCCGATATTGAGGACCCGGCCGTCTGGCGAGGATGCAACCCCGCATCATGGCTACGGGATGGGACCTACCTTCGCAAGCAGTTCGCGAAGCTCAAGGCCCGCGGCGCACTGCTCGAATGGCGCCGATACCACCTCAATCAGTTCCTCGGGGTTGAGGATACCTGGCTCAAGCCAGACGTCTTCGGCAAGTGCAAGGGCGACCTACCGCTCAACGTCGCCCTGCCCATCGGCGTGGGTATCGACCGGAGTCCTGACGGCGAACAGGCCGGGATCACCGTGGCTCAGAAACAGGGGGATCGGGTCGTGGTGAAATCCCATGTCTTCGGGGCCGAATCTGCCACCGGCATCGTCAGCACCGAGGCGATGCGCGAGGTATGCCGCGAGCTGTTCGCGACCTATCCGCTGCCCATGACCGCCGACGAGAAGACCCGCCCGATCCCCGGCCCGGCGTTCGGCTATGACCGTGTGGCATTCGGCGAGTCGGCCGACATGCTCTCCCGAGAGGGATTGAACATGGTCGAGGTCTCGATGACGCCGGCCGTCATGGCTCCGCCCTCGACGGTGGCGTTCGAGCTCATTACTACCGGGCGTCTCGTTCACGACGGCGATCCGATCCTCGCCGAACACGTCGCCAACACGACGGCGATCCTGACCGACCGTGGTATGAAGGTCACGCGCAGCAAGCATGGCTCGACGCGGCCGAATGTCGGATGTGTGGCGATGGTCCGTGCGATCGCGATGGCGATGTCCGCTCCTGAGGCATATGTATCGGTCTACGAGCGCGAAGACCGCGGCCTCCTGGAGGTTGGCTGATGTTCAGTGAGACCAACCCCAACATGCCGCACGAGCGAACCCCGCGTCCGTGGGAAGGCTTCGACCGCAAGGACTTCGGCTTCGCGCTCGGCGCGGTTCTGGCGTTCGTCGGCATCGCCCTGGTCTTCGTGCCGGCCGCCCTATTCGCAGTCGGCGTGCTGCTCATGGTCGTGACTTGGAGGACCGCCTGATGGGCAAGCTGCGCGGGCTCAAGGGCATGTTCGACGAGATGATGCCGGGCTGGGCATCGCCGCCGGACGGCTACATCGGCCGCGCGTCTTCGGGCGAGCACGTCACCTGGGACAGCGCGATGGCCGTCAGCGTGATCTTCCGCTGCGTCTCGCTTCTGGGCGGGACGGTGGCCGGCTTGCCGCTTGTCACCTTCCGCCGAACCGTGGATGACAACGGCCAGACGATCACCGAACGCGCCTACGACCGGCCGGAATACTCGATCCTGCACGACGCGCCGATGCCCGATCCGAACCAGCGCATGACGTCCTTCATCTGGCGCGAGACGGCGATGAGCCACCTGCTGCTGCTGGGCAACACGTACAGCGAGATCATCCGCGATCCGTACCTCGGACTGCTGGGCTTGAAGCTGCTGCCGCCCCATCGCGTGACGCCCCGCATCGTCAACGGCGTGCGTCAGTACGACTACCGCCAACCCACCGGCGAGCTGCTGCACCTGACGCCGCGCGAGGTCTTCCACGTTCCGGGCCTGGGATACGACGGGTTCGTGGGCTATAGCGTGCTTCGGCTGATGCGCGAAGACATCGGCCTCTACCAGGCCGCGCACTCGTTCGGCTCGAACCTGTACCGCAACAGCGCCCGGCCGGCCGTGATCCTCCAGCATCCCAAGACGCTCTCGGTAGCGGTGCAGGAGCGGCTCGCCGCGCAGATGGACCGACTGCGCGGATCGGCCAACGCTGGCAAGACGATCGTGCTCGAAGATGACATGAAGTTCGAGACGCTCGGCATGTCGGCCGAGGATGCCCAGTTCGCGGCGACACGCCAGTTC